AGATTTTGTTTTGGAAGTTCTCAATGGCGAGAGCAGTTTCTATTTTTTTAGAAAGACCGATAATTGGTGATTCTCCATAAAGGCGAGCTGTAGAACTATATTTGTTAAAATGTATTATCTCATCCCTTGCAAAAGGAATGTCGCCTTCTGCATCTTCAAATGTGTAAGCAATTAATTCTAATTTAGTTCCACATTCAGAACAAGCTGAACCATTAGCTGTCTTTCTGCAAGTAGGACAGAATCTATTTTGGGTCTGAAATTTACCAAACCTGTCTGTGTTAAATCGCATGTACTTAGAATCTTCAACCCATAATTGAGATACTTGCTTTCCTAATATTCTACCTGATTCATCTTTAACATAATCATAAACAATAGACACCCAAGCATCATCAAATACTTCTAATTGCCTAATAAGAGCTTTACAAAATTCAGCTCCTGTTAAATCTGTTTCACCATTAGAAGGGTCCTCTAACAAACGTTCAAACAAGTTTTGTTGATCTGCACTTGGATTTTCTACAGTTTGTTCTAACCTGTATCCTTTAGCTACAGTTTGTGATGCTATCCTGGTCACAACTGTTTGTAAATGAGAATAATTAGTAGCTAAATCTTCTAAATGATGTAAATTATAAGGTGGGTCGATGCGCATTGGCCCAGTGCTTCCCATCGCTGGAGCCATATCATAAACAGGAGTTCGAGCTTCTTTTTCAATCTTATTCATGTTGCCTTCTAAATATGCCTGAACACGGCTTTGCTTTGGCTTGCTCCTAAATCTGTCAAAGAATCCCATACTACCAGTCTGGGTCAGACCTCTTTGCTCTAATAAGCCTTTCTCTATTATCGGCTTGATATATGTAGTTTTTAATCGCAGGCTCTAAGAATTTAGCGACAGTGACTCCGTGCGTTTTAGCTAATACTTTAACATCTTCTCGAACTCTGTTGTCAATGCCTTTCAATTCGAGTCGAGCCATTAAGACGACAGACCCCTTATGACTTGTTTTGGAACATGAGCTTGGCCAAAAGAGTGAAAATTGGTGTAAAGGTCTGTCATCGGTATTGCATATGCTTAGACTCCTTTAAATACTTATCAGTCGGCTAATCCGTAATCGCTATAATCATCCTGCAGCCTTTCTCGTTGATCCCGTATTTTCTTTGAAGGTCTATATTCTTTGTACTTATTTTGAACCTTTCTTCTCGCCCTTTGTATCGTTTCAGTATTAGGTGCGTAATGTAATAAATCATATAAATCAGATAAGAACTTCTCATTCTCACATTGCTTTCCACTGTTGCTTGTTGCTAAATAATATTCTCTTAAAACAAGATATTCCAAATATGTAGTACTATCTCTACAAACAATGTTGTCTTTGAGATGTTTGCGAACTACATCTTCAGTCTTATCTAAATTTTTGAATGCGTCATACGCCATTTTATATCCTCCTTTATTTCTTTAACCCATGTCTTTGTTGATGTCACAATATTTTCTTGATGGTCAATCTCTAACAGTTCAGTTGTTATTGGTTTTAATTTTCGCATATTTATTACTCCGCTTTTATGATCGATTTTAGTCAAACAACTCCCTTAATGCCCAATTCTTAAAATCTCTTTTGGTTGTTAAATATTCTCTCATTATAGATACTTCTTCTTCAATCTTCTTTACTCTATCATAATATAAATCAGATAATCTTGAAAAGTCGGATCTTAAAAGATGGATTCTTTGCCTTAACCATTCTTTCTCTTCTTTATGCTCTTCTTTCATTATCTCTAATTCTTGAGATAACTTAGCTATGGTTGATGCCATTTATTCACCCTCGCAAAAAAAGCAAACTCCATAATTCAATTCGTTTGCAAAGCTGCCACATTTTTGGCAAGTGTGATGGTCGTGTGTTCTTTGTTTCATTTTTGTGTTTCCTACCCTTTGTGGGTATTGTAGACATTCAGTAGGGATATATAAGCTTTACCATACCACATTAAGCACGATTTCCTACTAATTCCCCCATCAAAGGCGTATATATCATGTCCATCTTACACTTATAACAATCTACCATTGGCCTGCCTTCTTTCTTCTTACTAAATATAAAATGGTCAGGATCAAGTAATCTATGTTCTTCTTCCCAACGTTCTCCGCAAACAAAACAACAAAACCTCCACCTCATAATCTCTCCAAACACTTCTTACAGTTTACAAATACTTTGTTCTTCCTGGACATTACTCGATATTCTGAATCAGTACAAGAGTAACCACACAGTGTCATGTTTGGCTCTTCTGATGCAAAGTGTTTACGCTTCATTAATCTATTGTAATGACTGACCCCTTAAAGCAGTTGTTGATGTCAGATACTCCGTATTTTTGTTTGTTATAACAATGTTTACAGAACTCGTTTTCGGTTTTATTCTTTTCGTGTATTTGTTTTTTACAACTTCTACATTTTAATACTTCTGCCACACTCATTTTAATCCAATGTTATGATAGAACCCTGAAAGCAAGTTTTTAGATCCGATATTCCGTGTTTTAGTTTAGTATAACAATGTTTACAATGTATTCTATCTTTTGCTACGTTATCCCATTTGCCCAACGGGTCGTTGCATTCGGCACAAGCTTTCCACTCTTCTTTAGTTACTGAAATGTGTCCTTTATTCATATTCCTCACCCCCACTTCTCTACAAGTGCAAAAAACTTATCCTGAGCAGTCATCTTCTCTCTCTTTTTCCAAGAGGGAACATAACCAACTTCGGATCGGTACTTGTCTATCTCTTCTATATGATTTGCCAATGCAATCCATATTCCTTCATTGGTATTTTCATATTCATTCCTAAACCAATTAAGGATGTATTCTTTCTCTTTATTTACACCTACATGAAGTAGATGCGATTTTCCTTTGTTGTTGTAGTTTTTACTTCGGGGCAATTTTATCACCTTTTTTTATTGTGGCCTTTTGGGGAAGGGTAAGGCCAAACCCTTCTTGCCATTTGTAACACCTCGCAAGAGAAGGTTTGCAATGGGAAACAAAAACCCATTGTTACTGTAATGTTCGAAAGCCCCCCCATAGCTTCAAAGCTTGCAGGGTTATTATCAGAGCCGAGCCTCTACGACAGTTGCCTTACTTCATAATGATGTATGTTTCCAACATCGACATTGTGCTAACAATGCCTGAAGTATGCGTACGGTTGACTTTTTGGGAACCACTACACTAATCCTCGCTATGGGGCGAATGCTCAGGTAATTTTAACGCTACATCCTGAGTTGCTTTCATGGATGATACAGCAAAAAGACCAAATTCTATTTGCCTCAGTCCCTCATCCATTTGTCATAAATGACTCTCATTGTGAAACCTGCCATACGATCCCCAAAATTGGATTTTGACATCCTCCTTTGAGTTTATTCCTGCGGGTTTGCACCGCCCCAGATACCTACTCCAGTTTGTATCTTTTGAAACTACTTCTGACCGAACCAGTGGGAACTACGCCTTCTGGAAGTGTAGCAGCTAACTCGCTTATGTTATGTTAGTCTTCGTCACGTCTGAGCATCTCGCTTCTCGGGAACTCAGCCATTATTTCGTTTCGGGGGCGTTTCTGGTAAGAAGCCAGCCGTCTTAGGTGTCGCCACCTGTTAGCTGGTTGTTTCCAACCAAGTTGCCTAAGCAACAATACTTCAGTAGATGGGGGTTATATAAGCTTTAGCTTGATGAGTTAAGCACAAAACCCTAAAATCATGCAAATTCTAAGTATATTTTAGATTCCGAAAGGTTATAGAATTAAAAGTCTTTCCAACTCGTAATCTTCAAACCACGCTTGTCTATTTCCTGTATCGCAAGTTCACACATCCACAACGATATTACTGCATCTGAGGTATGCCCATCTAACCTGCCATTCTTTCCCCACATAAGCCTGGACAATCCTTCTACCAATTTCCTCGAACCAAGTGGCCCTGCCTTATTTACTTCTTTATTCCAGGGGATCAAATATTTCCCTTGCTCTACCGCTAACGCAATACGTGGAATGCCTATTTGTGCGTGATGCTTTTCAGAACCAGTCCTATGACCTTTAACTGGTAAAGATGCCAGGTCTTTTGCTGCGTGAGCTACTAATCTTTGAAAGCCATTAGTCTCTACCATAATCATAGATGGATTGTATTTCTCTGCCAATGATACCAGATTGTTTACCTGAGCTGTTAACCACCCTGCTCCTTCTGCTTTTACTTTACCACACCACTGGTAAATTACATGACGCATTTTTGTATCTCTATCATAAGATAGCACACTGTATGCAGTTTCATCATTTGCAGTATCTAATCCTACTGCCAAATCAACGCCAATAACAATATCTGTATTTTCTAACGGATTACCAAAACCTATTGACTCATCTAAACAAGGCTCTATTGTATTCCACGGAATTACTGCTGTTTCTGGATCGAGTGGATTTAACAAATATTCTGATTCAAAAGCTCTACTTCCCATAGCATGTCGCTCTGCTTCTAACCTATCTTCATTCCAATATTCAGGCCATCTAGGATTTCCATCTTCTTTTACAGCAGGATGCCAAACGTGTGACCAATCAGGACTCTGCCTTACCCAATCCGTAGCATCACCTATTCTCTTTTGAGTTCCTATCAATAATATCTTACCTTCAGGCAATCGCATTGGCATTACAACTCTTTTAATATAATGAATAACTCTATCATCAGTCATTCTAGGAAACTCTTCTAATATATCATCTAAAATAATTAAGTGAACATGTGGACCTTCTAAAGATTTAGATGTCGATGCTGCTCTTAATCTACTACCATTGTTGAAGAACTTCTCACTCTTTTTCCATGATCCCCCATCTTCTTTACCTTTTATGAAACCGTTCAAACGCCATGAACGTTTACACAATTCCTCAAACTGTTCTAACTTATCTATTGCCTGGTCTAATGTTGCCGATACATACAATGCTCTAAAGTTGGGATATTTATGCATCATATACGCACAGTAAGTCAAAGTGAATGTAGTCTTAAGGTGACCTCTTGCACACATTATTCCTACGTAATGTTTGTTATCTTTAATTGTATCATACCATTCTTTGTGCATTTTACCTAATGGAACAAAGTCACTAGGCTCTTGCCTCATAAAATCAGTAAGTACGTCACTTGCAAAATCCATAAAATCAAGATCCTGCTCAGCTAATCCCTTAGCTAGAAAATGATGCGTGAATAAATCTAATCCTTCGATATCAGACATTTATCAATATACTCCTGATTTCTTGATACTGTAATGTATTTCATTTGTTTATCGTAAAGATATTCCGATAGTTTCTGTATATCTGTAGTTTCAAATAGGACTTCTCCTGTTTCGCTATCACAAATTCTAAACATTAGATAAACGCCTCTAAACTTACACTTTCGATCTTACAACGCTTCTTCAATATCTTAATGTATTCTGGATTTAGTTCTATTCCTATTCCCTTTCTTCCCAGCTTGGATGCGACTCTTAACGTAGTTCCCGAACCTGCAAATATGTCAAGTACTACATCTCCTTTTTGAGTTCCTGCCTTAATGCAAGTCTCTGGTAACTCTTCTG